CACCGGGGCGACGGCCGGATCAGCGAAGAGATACCAAGGCGCCGTCTGGCCCTTGGCATCGAAACGAGGTTCGGCGATGGGCGTCAGGTTGCGCACCGCCACGATGGCGTTGTCCGGCTGCGCCGGATAGATCTGCGCCAGCAGCTTGTCCACCGTCATCTCCAGCGCGGCGGGGATGACGATGTACCTGGGCGGGGCGTCCACCGGGTTCCCGCTAGCATCCTTCTGGGTGCGCATGGCCAGTTTGCCCGCGCCGATGGTGGTGTCCGAAGGGGCTACGCCGGCAGCGGCGAGATTGCCGTGGTCGGCGTGGAACACCGCCTTGTTGTCGCCCAACTTGGGGTTGGCGATGATCGTGTCCACCAGGAAACCGTTGAACCACTGGCGGGCCCCACGGGTCATCTTGGCGGAAATGTCGGCCAGAGCGTTCACGTCGTCGTTCACGAGCGTCTGGAAACTGATGGCGAAGGCCTTGGCGTAGGTGTCAATCTTGTACGACGCCAGTTCCTTGCCCGTGATGGTGCCGTACGTGACCTCGCCGTTCTGATTGAGCTTCGACAGGCCCGGCCCATCGGAAATCTCCAGCACGTGCTTCGCTCTGAAGTCGTTGACGGTGGCGCGCTGGAACACCTGGGTGATGGGACTGGGCGCGGTACGCAAGACCAGCATGCTCTTGTTGAACACCTCGGCCAGGATGGCACTGAAGTCGGACGTGCTGTGCATGGCGCGGGTAAGAATGTCGGGCGCCGTGCCCATGTTGGACAGGCCGCGCTCTTGCAGGCACCTCTTCGCAATATCCGCCAGCGTGAATGTGGCGAACTCACGGCCTTCGGTGGGCTGGTACGCCGGATTCATGCGGGCCAGCAGACCATCGGCCATGCGCCCGACCAGGCCGTCGTTGCCGTCGCGGGGCACCACGGCGGGTGCCCGGTTATCGATTCGCGGAACGCCGCGCGCGGCCTCCTGGATGATGGCGCGGCGCGCCTCGTCCACGGAAGCATTGCTCTGGATCAGGTTGTCCGCGAACACCACGGGCACCTGGACCGCTGCCGCAATAGAGCGGATTTGGTTCTGAGTTTCTTCGTCCATACCCCCCTCGCTTCTGACTCGCGCCTGCGGGTCCGCGCCCAGCGGAGTCACACTGATTTCACGCGGGACGATGCTGGTCGCCTCGCGTACCCTGTTTCCGTTTTCCATGAACTCGCGGTAGTTCGCCTGGTAGCCCACGGAGACGGACTTCAAGATTCCGGTCTGGATATCGCGCCGGATGCCGGCCACATCCTCCCGGCCGGAAAAGCGGATGGTGGCGATGGCGCGGCCGTTCTCGACCGCCGCCATGTCTACCGTGCCGATCACGTCCCGCACGCTATCGCGCCGGTGAGAATCCAGCACCGGCCCGCCGATCAACTGCGTCAGGTTCCAGGCGCCCTGGTCCATGCGCAGCCGCTCGACGTAAGCGCCGCCAAGATCGCGGCGGGCAACATCGGCGCCGGTCGAAAATACAACTTCGACCGTGCCGCGCTCCGAATTGAAACTAGACGGCTCCACGGGGGCCGTCCTGGTGAAGAAATCGTTCACTGCTGTTGTCCTCCTTGGTCTTGTTGAGATTGGCCCTGCACGGTGGTCCTGCGGGGATCGGAATCGAGCACCAACCCGAGGCGGTCAGCACGGGCGTTATCGGCGGCAATCTCCGCGTCGATCTGTTCGGCATCCCATCCGGAACGCGCCACCATCTCGCTCCGCGACACGAAGCCGGCCCGCACCTGCGCGATCATGTTTTGCGTCTCGTCCTTCGGGTTCAACATTTCGATCTGCGGGCAGATCCACCGCACGTCGGCGTATTGCTCGGCGGCTCCAGGCAGCACACCGGCGGCGGCGGCCATGCGCGCCCAGGCCAGCCACACGGGCCGGCAAAACTGATGCACCAGGATGTGGTCCTGAATGCTCTCCAGGTGGCGGCGGAACTCCAGCAGACTGTGACGGCCGCTGGCGAACGTCACTTGCGACACGTCGCCGGAAAGTAGCTCGTAGGGGATGCCCAGCGCGCGGGCAATGGCGCGCAATTGCTGGCGCACGAACGGCTCGAAGTCGGCGGCAGGCGGCGGGGTCGCGATCTCCACATCCTGCCCCGGCTGCAATACGACGGCGGCTCCGGGTTCCAACGTGGGCGGTTGTCCAGGCACGCTGTTGAGCGGATTGCTGCCGTCCTGCGTGGTGATGAACGCTGTCATCAGCGCCGCGATTTTCTGTTTGACGAGACTGGCCTCCAGATATTCCTGCAATTCCCGAAGCGGCAGCATCGCGGGCGCGAGCCAGGGTACACCACGTTCCTGACCGGGCCGATCCTGGGCATAAACATGGATGACCTGATCGGCGGGCACTTCGACCGACAACATGTTGGGCGCGGTCGCCGGGTGCTTCTGGAAGAGCCAGTAGGAAACGCGCCGCCCAGCATCGTCGTACCGGATGCCGTTGAGGGTGCGGCTATCCACCCTGCTGTTGTCCAGGAACTCGCGCCCGAGCAGTTGCAGTTGGATCGGAACCCGCTGATTGGGCGCGAGCACCAGGCGCACGATGGCCTCGCCGGAAATGACTACTGAGCGCAACACCGCCTGCTCGAAGCCGTAGAAATCGTGCCGGCTGTTGAAGTCCGTCTGATCGGTCCAGCGCGCCCATTCCCGCTGCACCAGGGCCCGCAGCGCCGGGTCGGTGATCTGCGGGTGGGGCTTGATGCCAGCTTGCACTGCGTTGTTCGTCAGGCAGTCCACCGCCAGGCGCGCCCACGGATTGTTGCGGTACAGATCCTCCGCGCGGCGGACGAGCACGTCGGGCGGCAGCGTGTTCAAGAAACTGGTGCCGGCAGGCGCCCAGTTGGTCAGTCGGGCGCCACCACCCGCAGCATCCCAAAGCGCGGAGCGCACCCCGCCCTCCCGCTCCTTCGAGCGGTTTCTGAAAAGCCAATTGAGCATGGGGTTCTAACGATCTTCGATGCGGATACCCTTGCTCTCCAGGAAGCGGATGAGCATAGGCATCGTCTCAGCGATGAACGCTCCGATGTCGAACGTGAGGCAAGCCCATTCAACCCTGGGCCATTCGCGCCGGATGCGAGCCAAGTTCAACTCCAGTACGTTGCTGTAAGGGTCCGTCTTGCCGGTGTCGTAGAAGAGCCGCTCCGCGCGGGTGTTCATTTCGATGGTGTCGGGCCTGTTGGTTTCGGAGTAGTCGCCGCACTGGTAGGTGTTCAGGACCAGATCGAACTGGCCGTTGGTGCGGAACGTGTTCTTCAGGCACTCGGGCCATGCGCCCGCTGCGGTCAATCCGTTCACGGCGATCAGTTTCAGAATGTCGCGCCCGGTGTACCGGATGTGACGCCCGCTTCCGGGATTCGGATCGTAAGCCTGCAATTCCAAGACGCCGCGGCTGATGAAGCCCTCGACGCGGCCGCGCGGGAAGCCGGTCAATTCGAGCACATCAGAAAACGAGAAGATCGGGTAATCGAGCCAGTTCCACCTTTGAGGCTTTTCGCCGTTGACGTAAGCGACGATGTACTCCTTGCCGGTGATCTCCTCCCACAACTCCGCGACCGTTCTCTGCTTGCGTGCCATCGCTATCTCCAGAGCGCCTTATGCGGGTTCACCAGAGGGATGTGCGCCAGTTCCTCTACGGTGAGGATGCGCCGAATGTCATCGTATCCCGCTGCGGCGTCCGCCGCTTTCTTGCCGGCGGCGATGTTGCGGGCATCGCTCGCGATAAAGCGGATGGCGGCCAGGCCGACGAACACCGCGCGGCCCGTGCGGACATACCTCTCGGCACGGTTGCGGCCCGTCCAGCACACTCCGTGCTGGTTCGGGTTCAGGATGCGGATTTTGTTCGGGCGCACTTCGGATGTCCAACCAGGGATCTGGAGCTCCGGGAGTCCGGAGCAGCCTACCTCTTGATTAAACCAGTACAGCGCAGGTTTGTCAAGGAGACTTGAAAAACGCCCCTTTTTGTGATCCGTGGTCCGGAGAATTGCTATGCTGGAGAGTCCCGAAAAAGGAAGGAGGCGCCTGGTGAAGTTCAAGCTTCTGAGGGTTCTCAGCGCGATACTGTTCGTCCTGGCCGGCACTCTTGCGAATGCTTGGCAATCCGATTCCAGCTCCAAGAAAGCGAACCCGCCCGCCAAAGGGGCAACTGCGGCGCCGGCTAAGGAGCCTCGTGAAGCGCCTCAGGCCAAGATCGCGGAAATCCCGAAGACGGTCCGAGACGAGATCGAACGACTCATTTCGGATGATCCCGCGAAACGGGCGACCGCGGCGGCAAGTCTCGGACAAATGGGGCAGGCTGCTGCGCCCGCGATTCCATACTTGGCAGCCGCGTTGGACGACTGGAGAAGCGTCCTTAGTCTCCGAAAGGGCAACGTTGAAGTCCGAGAAATAGTACTCGATACTTTAAAGCCACTTGGTGAACCCGCAAGAAGGGAGATCTTGGCGCGACTGAGCCGACCCAGCGACGTCCGCGGTGGAGCGATCTGGGCAGTGTCGGAACTTCGCGAGACGCGGGCAATACCGTTGTTGACCACTATTCTTCTCGACCGGGCTGCCAACCTGGACGACTTGAGAGTCAAGGCCCTGGAAGCCTTGGACAAAATCCAGGGCCAACCGACGGATCTCGCGACACTGTTGCCTTTCCTCGATTCGGCTGGCCTAAAGGAAGCCCCTGCTCTCGCGAATGAAATTGTGAAACGCATCGTGGCCGCCAAGGATAAGCGTGGTATACCCGCGCTGATCATCTTAATACCCAGTTCTCGATTCGAGTACGACGCGATTCATGGTCTGGGCTTGATGCACGACCCGAGCGCAACAGACGCTCTCATTCAGGCTTTGAAGGGCAAGAAACAAGCCCTCATCTACATTGCGAGTGCCCTCGCGGAAACCGACGATCCACGTGCCGTCTCGCCGTTGATCACCGCACTTGCAGAACTCAAGGATTATGGCGACAACCAAAACAATCCAGGCAGCGTCAGAGAGGCTCTCACAAAGCTGACGGGTCAGAAACTGTCGCGCTTGGAGGAATGGCAGGAGTGGCTGAAGAAGAACGAGGCCAGATTCCCTCGCTGAGATGGTTGCCTATCTTTGTTTGACTGATCTTGTTCCGGGTATTACTGTTCTGAGCTGAGAAGCACGAAACCATTGAGTTCGGGTCGTGGTTGTGGGATCGGTCAACCAGCCACGAACCGGGACCGATAGACTCGGTACGGAGCCACTGGCTCCGGCCGGCCATTCAGTCGCAGCAGTTCCGCGCGATCAGCCTCCACATCGAGTGAGACTCCATGACTGGCCAGCCCTTGAACAGCCGCCAGCGCGTACACCACGCAGTCCCACGCCTCTGCCGCGCGGCTTTTGCGGCGTTCCCAGGTTCGCTCCGGGCAGCCACGTCGGTATTCGGTCTTCAGATACTCGCTCGTCATCTGCTCGAAGAACGGCAAACCCACCGTGGTGGGGAAGTGGATGCAGCCGGGGCCCTCCGTGAGTTTCAACCTCTGCTGGATCGACATCTTGCAACTGTCCACGCCGATCACGTAGACCTTGCCCTTCGCAGCCTTACTCTGCCGCCGTGGCCAGACCGGACGCGCGCCCGCCATACCTTTGATCGCCCAGACGCGCCGGCCGCGCCGTTGCTCGCAGAAATCACAGACCGCCTGCGTGAAGTGGCCCCCGCTGTCGATGCACACGGCATGAATGTTGACCGGACCCAGGAGGGGGTGCGGCCAGGGTTTCAGTAAGAAGCCTTCCAGCGCCGCCCATAATGCAGGCGTGCTCGGGTCGCCTGGGATCACCTGGTGCGCCATCAGCCAGCATTCTTCCGCCTTGGTCCAGGCGTAGACCGACACCTCCACGCGGTCATCCTGCACGTCCACGCCAGCCGTCACCACGGCGGCGCGGTCGGGCAGCATCGGGCCGTAGACCTCCCGCCGCGCCAGCAGTTCGGCCTCGGTCACCGCGCCGGCCGCCTGGTCGTCCCACAGTTCCGCGAGAGACGTGTTGATGAATGCGCGCAACCGCTCGATGTTGCCCTGCGCGGCCAACCATTCCACCGCCAGCGCCGACCAAGGGCGCCACGGCGAGTAGAGTTCGCTCAAATGGAAGCCGGCGATACCGGACGCGGGATTCGTAATCACCCATCGGCCCTTGGCTACCATCCACGCCTTCTTGTGGTGTGGGATCAACTGCTCGCACCCGGCGCAACGGTATTGTGCTTCGTCGGGCTTGCCTTCCGGCCACTCGATCCGCTGCCAAACCAGACGTTGATGACGGCGACAGTGCGGGCAGGGAAGGTGGTAGAACCGTTGATCGGATTCCAGGAAAGCCGCTTCCATCCTGCTGGCGCCCTTGATCGTCGGCGACGACACCGCGAGCA